CGACTCGACACCGTGCGGAACCTCGGCGAGGTTGACCTCGCTCCCGGTCTCCTTCGCGATGTCGTACCAGTAGGCCACGGCCATGAGCACGGCCTGCCGAAGTGCCTGCGGGACATTCGCCGCCGCCGCGCCGTAGCCGGCCGTATAGCCGATCGTCACGCTTGAGATGCTCGCGTAGTACCGCGTGCTCGGCCACGCCGAGATCGTGCTCGGGTTGATGACGATCGAGCCTGGGAGCCTCTGGCCTTCGAGCGTGTACGCGCTTGCGCTCAAGGTCTGCGTCGAGCCATCCGTGTCCACATAGGTGATCGAGGACACCGCCGAGACCTTGCCGGCCGGGAGGATGATCTCATAGCCGCCGGGGAAGCGATCGAGCTTCAGAGTATAGGTGCGATTCACGAGCGGCCGATTCGCCAGTCCCTCGACATAGTTGCGAGCCGCCACGATGAGCGAGGTGATCAGCGTATCCTCGTCCGTGTGCGTGACGCGCATATGCGCCTTCGCCTCGGCAATCGTGACAGGCTCGACCGCCGGCGAGGTGGCCTCGACATTCGAGAGGTAGGTCGCACCGTCAATCGCCAGCATCGCTCGCCTCCTTCGTCGCCTTGCGGAGCCGCACGCGGCCTCGCTCGGGAGTCTCGATCTTCGGCTCGTCGCGCTCGACCAAGCCGGACGCAATGTATCGCACAGCGTCGGAATCTGGAATCTCGCAGCGCATCCCTGCGGCGTACGCCGCCGCGCTCGTCGAGAAGGTCTTCAGAATGTGGACTCTCATGTCTCCTCCAAAGGAAAGAGGGCGAGCCTTGCGGCCCGCCCTCATTTCATCCGACCATCCACCTATCAGGTGTTGTCATCCTTCAGAGCGCGGAACGCATCGGAGCGAACGACCTTCGCGTCGAGGCGCATCTCGCCGAGGTAGCCGATCTGGCCGTTGCCGGCGTACAGTTCGTTCAGCACCTGCACGCTCATGCCCGTGCGCTGCGCGACCACCATGTGCTGGAAGTCGCCGATCACCGCGTGGATCTGGTCGTTGACATTGCCGAGCGTGGGTGCCCACGGCGTGACATAGACCGGGATTCCGAGCAGACGGTCGGGCGTGCCGGCCTGGAAGGAAGGCTCCCAGAGGTAGGCCACCGAGGCAGCACCAGAGGTCGTGGTCGTGATCTTCTCTGTCAACTTGCGGACGGCCGTCAGGAACGACTGGCTCGTGACGATCGCGCACGACGGGCTCTTCAGATACTTCATCGGCAGGCTGTAGACCCAGTCGATGAGTTCGTCGGCGGTGAGCGTGCCGTCGGTCGCGAGCGTGGTAGCGGTGCCGAGCGTGGCGCTCTTCAGACCTTGCGGCTTGTTGGTGCCGTTCCCGTGCCACAACTGGTACTCGATCGACTGGCCGAAGAGGCGACCCATGCGCTGCGCGACCATGCTCTCGACGCTGAAGTCAGCACCGCGAGCAGGAGCGTCCTGCACGAGTTCGCGCGAGACCTTGACCACGCGGCGCAGCGAGTTGCCCGTGAAGGTCGTGTTGGTGAAGTTCGGCGTGTACTCATCGACCGAACCCGCTTCGCCGGCCCAACCTTCGGTGTCCAGTTCGCTCGAGGCGAAGTCGCCCTCGAGCGTGAAGTTGGTCGTGAAGTTGCCGACATCGATCTTGCGGCAGAGGTTGTAGATCGCGGTCTCGAGTTCCACGCTCTTCTGCAACTGCGCGTAGAAGCCGGCCGACGGGAGGTACTGGCCGTCGCCCGAGCCTGCGGCGATCGCGCGAGTGTCGAAGTCGCGGCGGTGGCCGTTCTTCAGGTAATCGGCGAACCGAGCCTCGTACTGCTCGCCGATCTGCGGAGCGAACGAGCGAGTCTCGACGCGGGCCGGAGCCTCACGCTCGACCACGACCACGCCGTGCGAGCTCTTGGCGGCGCGCGAGTTCAGGTCGGCGATCATGTCGCGACGCTTGGCGAGAGCGTCGTACTGCTTGCTCTTCTCCTCGTACTTGGCCGACATCTTGGCCGCGTCCTCTTCGGTCGCGCCCTCCATGCCTGCCACCATCTCCTGCATCTCCGCGTAGAGGGCACCCATCTTCTCGACGAGTGCCTTGTAGGTATCACCTTCCATGTGTTGCCTCCTTTAGGCGTTGGTGATTAGTTGCTCACGACCTGGATCAGCGACCGAGGGTCGATGATGTTTCCGCCCACGCGGACGGAGGCTCGTAGCACGACTTGTCCGGTGGCCGCAGCCACCTCGTTCAGACGCTCGACCTGCACACCGTCGCGGTGCATGGCGAGCACATATGAGTCGAAGTTCACGAGGAAGCAGAGGACGTCGCCTGCGGTGCTGTGCGTGAAGTGCGGCGTGTAGATCGCATGGCGACCGAGGATCTTGGCGAATGCCTCGGGCGTGCTCTCGTCGGGAGCGTGCACCGCTGCGCTGTTCGCGCTCTGGTGCAGGAAGTCTGCGATCGACTCGTCACCCATCACCCAGACAGCCGATGGGAAACTCGACGCTCGAATCTTCTCGACACAACGAGCGAGCGACGAGTAGTTGATGTGATCGACCGCGCTCGATCCGCCATCGATGACGATCTGTGAAGTGTTCTGCGCGTAGTAGTAGATGCCTTGGCACTCGCGACGATTAGCGACTGTCGAAGTAGCAGGGCGACCGACGATGATCTGCCTCTCGATCTCGCTCGTGAGCTTCTTCGAGAGAAGGTCGGCGAGCATCGCTTCGACCGATGCGCTTCCCATCGATTCCTCGATGAGTTCCTTCGAGACCGTGACATTCACGCCGACCTCGTGCAGCGTGATCTTCGCGTTCTCGTAGTTGTAGGAGTAGCCGGCCGGAGCAGTACCAGAGACCGTGAAGCGAGGCAGAGCGAACGCCGCGCTAGCAAGATCAGCGCGCGTGCCTTCCTCCTTGTAGGTGATCCGGTTCGTGGTCTCGTTCGATTCGGTGTATCCAGTCACCGACAGCGTCGGCCCGTTCACCGTCACCTTGCGGCATCGCTTGATGATGTAGTTGGTGTCGAAGCCATCGCCGATGATCTCGCTCCAGTTGTCCGGAGCGATGTTCGAGGCCGAGTCAGTCACGCCGCGCTTCTCCGCGAGGATCTGCGCGTCCTCGCTGCTGATGCCGTGAGCACCTCGCAGGAGGTAGCGGTAGAAGGCTTGCCGATGGGCCGACTTGAAGTCCATGTCCTTATCCTCGCATCTTTGAGTGTCGAAGGTCAACGCTTGGGGCCAAGCCAGATACGCCGACGAACCATCGCCGGCACGGGCGCGCTCGCCGTCCAGAGGTCGAACGAGCGGCGATCGACCACGAGGTCGGTAGCCGGGTTCGCCGGGAAGGTCACGGCCGAGACCTCGTGGAGTTCGAGATCCTCGATCATCCGGTGCACCTTGCCGTCCCGCTCCTCGAAGCGATCCGAGCGCACGATGAAGCCGAAGGACATCGCCGAGACCACGCCCGAGCGCACCGCGACGCGAGCGTCCCGGCCGACCTGGGTGTCGATCGGCTCCATCTCGACCACGAGGCCGTGCTCATCCTCGGCGAGCCGGAGGCTCCCGGCCGTCGTGCGAGCGATCGGCATCGATGCGTCGTGGTTCCAGAGGGCGACCACATCCGGCTTCTCCCGGAGCGTCCGCTCGAACGCGCCGCGCACGATGATCTCGTGGGCGTATCCGATCGGATACGGGGTCTCGGTCACGCTCGCGTAGCCGCGGAGGATCTCCCGGCCATCGTCTGCACGCACTTCCATCGCCTGCCCGTAGCGTCGCTCCATGATGTCGCCTCCTGCGCGGTCTACGCGCTCCAGAATGTTTCGAGCAAAGGCCCATCCGGGATCTCCGCCCCAGAGTGCCCACGCGATCCGGCCGGCCGATGGGAAGCCCTCTTCACCCGGCCCCCACCCTTGGCCCTGCTTGTCCACCTCGTGTCGCGCGAAGTACGAGGCCATGCGCTGCACCGTGTCGATCGAGAGCGCGCGACCGTTCGCGATGTCACGCGCTCGGGCGACCCCGACCTCCGTCCCGCCCCGCCCGTGCTCGCGCCGCCACGCGAGGCCACGGTCGGCCTCCTCGCGCATCGAGGCGTTAGGCTCGAAGGAGTCAGCCACCCTCGGCCTCCGTGCACATCGAGATCGCGATCGCGACCGCCTGATCCTGATCGTATCCCTCGTCGAGGAGCCGACCGATCTTGCCGCTCACGCACTCCTGAACCTCGGGCGAAAGGTCGGCAAGCCGCTTTGACTTGCGCTTCGCGTAGCGGCCCCTCGAGTCCCGAGCGGTCGGAGCCGTAGCCGGCACGGGAGCCGGGGCCGTGAGCGGCGACTGGTCGCCCGACTTGCCGGCGTTCGGATCGACGATCGCCAGGTTCACGGGCGCGCGAGCCGCATCGCCGCCGTCGATCGGCGCGTAGTTCTCACGCTCGCGCACCTCATTGATAGTTAGGAAGCCATTGTTGAGCGCGGTCGAGTACGCCGCGAATCGCGACGCTAGGTCGCCTCGGAGGAGCGCGTCGAACGAGATGTGCGTCTCGATCGGCTCGCCTTCGCGCACGAGCTTGCGCGCGCACTCCTCCTCAAAACGCGAGGCCCAGTTCGCAAGGCAATGCTTCACGAACTCGGCATCGGCCTGCTCGGCACTCGCGTACGAGGTCTTCGTCGCGTCGCCGACCATGTGCACCGGGACGTTGAACGCGGCCGCGATCTGCGATCGACAGAACGAGCGCAACTCGACGAGTTTCGCTTCCTCGGGATCGACCGAGACCTTCTCCCACGAGTAGCCGCTTTCCAGGATCGCCACGCGGCCGGCGTTCTCCGCCCCGCCCGTGATCGACTGCCACGACTGGCGGAGCCGCTTGAGTGCTTCCTCGGTGAGCGTGCCCGTCACCTTGATGAGGCCCGCCGGCCGTGCGCCGTTTCGGAAGAACGAGGCGACGAACTTCTCCGCCTCGAGTTCCACGCCGATGATGTTCCGCACGAGGTAGATCGGAGTCTCGCCGAGGAGACCGTCGAGGCTCGGCGCGCGGAGGTGGAAGATGTCGTACGCCTGCCACACCTGATCGGTGCTCTTCGCGATGCCCCACCGAGACGATGTGTACGAGTAGACGGGCATCCCGTCCGGGCCGCGCGAGACCTCGACCGAGTCCGCGCGCAACTTGTGCAGGCCGACCACGCGGCCGACAGCATCGCGCTCGATCACGGCATAGGCGTTCCCGTAAAGGAGGCAGTCGAGGAGCATCGACTCGCGCCAGACCATCGCACCCATGTACGGGTTCGGCTCGATGTTCAGGAGCCGATAGAGCGGATGCTCGCGAGCGGGAACCGGGATCCCTCCCTCCCGGCGCATGACTCGCCACTCCATCCGCGCCACGCTCTGGGAGATGAGCCGCGTGCAGGCGTAGACCGTCGGAGCCTCCCTCGCGGCCTCCGGCGTGATCGAGCGGCCCGTGTCGGCGTAGGTCGAGATGTACGCCTGCGCCCCGCCCGGAGGCTGTCCGATCGGCGAGCGGTCGATCACCGCGCGCTCTTCGAGCGTCGGCTCGGGAGTCGGGGCGGGTCGGCGGAACCAGTCGATCAGAGCCATAGGATTCCTCTCTCGGCGTACGGTGTCGCTTGTGATACCGTCGGCGCGGCATCGAGTGCTACCGCGAGTGCCACGATTCCCGCGACCACGGGGTCGATCTTCTCCGTCGAGCGTCGCTTGCTCGGTCGCGGGTTCGAGTTCGCGTCGAGTTCCACGACGCAGTTGGACATTGCCCAAGTGAGAACCGGGTTGCCGTCGTGCCGGAGCCGATGGTTCGTCACCATCGCCTCCCATCGCTTCGTCGGCTCGGCCATGTAGTAGTACGACTGGGGCACGCGCTTGAGCCGCAGGCCGTCGGCCTCGAGTTGCTGCGCGAGGCCGCTCGCGTTGTACGGGTCGTACCCGACCGCCTGCACCTTGTGCTCGCCGACGATCCGCAGGATCTCCCGCCGCACGAACTCGTAGTCGGTCGCGTCGCCCGGTGTAAGCCTCATATGCCCCTGCCGGCTCCAGTCGAGGTAGGGCACCTTGTCCCGCTTCTGCCGACGCTGCGCGCCTTCCTCGGGCGCGAAGGCCCACGAGCGCACCCACGCCTCGTCCTTGTCGAGCCATACGGCCGTGAGCGCGGTGAGGTCGCTCGTCTCGCCCAAGTCGATCCCGAGGTAGCACGGGAGGCCGGCGAGCCGGGACTCGTCGAATTCCAGTCGGCACTTGTCCCAATCCGCCATGCGGAGCCATCGGTTCGAGGCGGAGACGTGCTGGCAGAGGTAGTAGGTTCGGAACGGGGTCTCCATCGAGGGTTGCTCCTGCGCCTCCTTGCACTTCTCGGCGTAGTACCCCTCGTGCACCGTGTGCCCGAGACTCGGCGCGCACTTGCGCCAGGTCTCTGGACTCGTCCAATCGTCTCCATCGCTCGCCGAGTAGACCACGGGCAAGAAGTACGGGTTGTCGATCACGCGGTCGCGCACCTTGCACGCATAGTCGTACATCTCGAACTCAAGACTCTCGCGGAGCGTGCCGGCGGTCGTGATCGTCACGAGCATCGGTTGCCGACGCGCGCCGACGCTCGTCTCGATCGCCTCCCACAGCTCGCGCCGATTCTCCATCGCGTGCACCTCGTCCGCGATGCACGCGCTCGTATTCAGGCCGTGCGCGCTCGGAGCCTCGCTCGACATCACCTTGTAAACGCCGGCCGTGCTCGGCACGATCACTCGGTGCTGATAGACCTCGGTGCGGCTCTCGAGCATCGGCTCGGCGCGCACCATGCGCTTCGCCGCCTCGAGGCATCGGCCCGCCTGCGCGCGGTCGGCCGCGATCGAGATCACCTCGGGCGTAGGCTCATCGTCGGCGAGAAGGTGATACAGCGCGAGGGCCGCTCCGAGTTCGGTCTTGCCACACTTGCGCGGGACAAGGATGTGCACGCGACGATACCGCCTCGTGCCGTCCGGGCGGATCCATCCGTAAGCGTTGGCGATGAGTGCCTTCTGCCACGGGAGCAGCGTGAACGGTAGGCCGGCCCAAGTGCTCGTGGTGAGTTTGCACGCGGTCTCGATGAACCGGATCACATGGAGCGCGGCCTGCTCGTCGAATGTGCAGTTGCCTGCGGTCGCGATCGCGTCATAGCCGGGGATCGTGTTCCACTTCGCGGCCGGGTGCTCGGCCGACTTCTTCGGCTTACGCGCGACGCTTGGTAAAGATGTCTTCTTGCGGGGCATCCTTCGCTTGCTCCTTCGCCGCGCCGATTCGGGCACGACCGACTGGGGTGAGTCCGAACTCGCTCATCATGCGCCGGAGTCGATCCCCATGCTCGGCGAGCACCGCACTCCACGGGTTTCGCTTCACGGTCACGCGGTCGCCTCCCTCGACTCGGATCACCTCGCCCTCCTCGGCGAGTCGCTTGCGAGCCTCCAGGTAGCGCGACCATGTGTCGCACATCAGAGCGAGCGCGTCGCGGTCTCCGCTCGAGATGATCTTCATCGCGGCCACGCGCGGAAGCCAGTCGGCCCACGCAGCACGACCGACCTCATCGAGCCAGTCGGGGCATTCGGGTAGCACCTCGTCGGCCGGCGGCTCGGACTTGGCTCGACCGGACGCGCGCCAGTTGCCGGACAACTTCAAAGCCGCCGAAGGTTTAGGGGCAGGGCCGCGTAGTCCCATCACAAGCCTCCCTTTGGGCCGAAAAATGGGGGACGCGCGTACGAGCCTGTGGGGGGGGATATCACGCCGTCCCCTTTCAAACTTTTATGACCCCTACCCCATCTTACGGCATCTTGCCGCGATCTTGCGCGATCTTGCGGCCATCTCCGCGATCTTGCACGCATTCTCGGGCCAGAATCGGGCCTCGCGTGGCTCATAATGCGTCCTCGCGATCGATCCCGCTCGCGTCGATGCTCGCTGCGATGTTCCGCGCTGCCCCGAGCATCTCGACCATGCGCTCGCGCGGCAGCCGGCGCGCCTCGATGCGCTTCGCGAGATCGTCGAGGCTCGCGCGCACCACGAGCACGCGCACGCTCGGGAACTCGTCCCGGATCGCGCGCGCCTCGTCGGCGTTCGTCGTGATCCACCAGAGCCGACCTGGGATCCACCCATCTCGCCAAGCCTCAAGCACCGAGCGTCGCAGGCGCACCATGAACGCGAGCGCGCCCGTGTCGCCGTCTGGCTCGCCGTTCCAGTCCCGACCGCGCATCGCGGCGAGCACACGGTCGTGATCCCACACGAAGTCGCCATCGGCCTTGTGCGCGTTCACGAGCGTGGTCTTCCCCGATGCCGGCGCGCCGAGCACGACCGTACCCTCGGTCGGGAACCGTCCGCGTTCGGCCTGCCGCTCGCGCCCCTCGATCGCGCTCTTCTTGCGGTGGCACACGGCGCACAACGGCTGAAGGTTCTCGGGGTCGTGGAGCGAGCCGCCGTTCGCGATCGGGATCTTGTGGTCGATG